ATCATGCCCAATGCTTTTTCCCGTGAAGAGAAGGTCGCGTTCGACCGCCAGCTTGAGGGCTTTAACGACGCCCTTGCCTTCGTCAAGAACATCGAGATCTATCGCACCGATCAGACCACGATGGCCCGGACGAACGACATCATCTGGCGTCCGATGCGCTACATCGTGCCGAGCTACACCGGCATCGACCAGACCGCGAACTTCAACGACAAGACCCAGCTTTCGGTGCCTTCGACCATCGGTTTCCGCCAGTCGGTGCCGATCCAGATGGACGCAAACGAGTTGCGCGATGCGCTGCAAGAGGGGCGACTCGGTGAGGCCGCGCGGGTCGAACTGGCCAGCTTCATCAACCGTTCGGCGCTGAACCTGGCTTCGCAGCAGGGCTCGCTGACGGTAAAGCGCACGGTGGCCGCAACCGGCCTGGACGACGTGGCGCAAGCCGATGCGCTGATGAACGAAGGCGGCGTCCCCGGTGGCGTGCTGGACGGTCGCGGCATGCGTTGCCTCGCGCTGTCCACCCGCGACTACAACGGCATGGCCTCGTCGTTGCAAGCGGTCACGCGTTCCTTCGGCAACCGCAAGTCGGATCGCGCCTACGAAGAGGGCTATGTCGGCCCGGTTCTGGACTTCGAGACCTACAAGCTCGACTACGCCAACCGCCTGACCGCGGCACTCGGCGTCGGCGTGACCATCAACGAGGCATCGGCAGCGAACCGCCGCTATGTGCCTCGCGCGACGAGCACGGCCGGCACCGGCGAAGTCCAGAACGTGGACAACCGGTATATGACCATCACCGTCGCGGTGACCTCGGGCACGTACAAGGTCGGCGACCGCTTCACCATCGCGGGCGTGAACAACGTCCACGCGATCACGAAGCAGGACACCGGCCAGCCGAAGACCTTTGTCGTGACCCGGATCGTGTCCGGTGGTGGTGGCGCTGGCGTGATGGAGTTCTCGCCTCCGATCATCGCTGCCGACTCGACCCCGACCCAGGCCGAAATCCAGTACAAGAACTGCACCGCGACTCCCGCCAACGGCGCCGCGCTGACGTTCCTGAACACGGCCGCGGCTGCCGCCAACCCCTTCTGGCACAAGTCGGCAATCGAACTGCTGCCCGGCCGCTACGCCGTGCCGTCTGACGCGGGCATGTCGGTGATGCGCGCCACGACTGACCAGGGCATCGAGGTCGTGATGACCAAGCAAGCGAGCATCAACAACCTGCTGGTCAAGTACCGTTGGGACGTTGTGTTCGGTTTGGTCATGAACAACCCCGAGATGGCCGGCACGATGCTGTTCAACCAGACTTAATCTCCTCCGCGTGGCCTTCGGGCCACTTTGCCGGGCAGCTTCGCTGCTTGCCCGGCTTCTTTCTGAGGGCACTACGCGTGCCCTGAGCAAGGAGCAAACGAATGGATCGAGCCTACGTCTACCGCTGCCCGGGGTCCGTCAAAGACGGCATCGATTCGTCGGTGACCTGGGATTCGCGCCTCGTGACTCACGAGGAATACATCGCTCTCAAGCGTGACGGCTGGCGCCGTTCGATTGCGGACGCGGTGGAAGCGATGCAAGAACGCGCGCTTGAAGAGGCAGAACAGGCCGCCGCGGAGCCCAAAGCGGCAGAGCCTGCCGAACTCGCCGGACTGGCTGAAGCCGTCGCCGCGGGGTTCAAGGATGATGCCCGCTGGGGTGCTGCGAAGCGCGCCGAGAAGCTGGCCGAGTGGCTGGCTAAGGCCTGACTGTGTACACCAAGGGCGATCTAGTCCGCGGCGCATACGCCGAGTTGGCAATCGCCGGCTGGGTCTGGGATCTCGACCCGGAGGAACTGCTGTGGGCCTGCGGGCGCATGGACATGATGATGGCTCGCTGGGCTGATGACGGCATCGAGCTGGGCTACAACATCAGCCTGTCCCCGCCTACCGACCTGAACGTGGCGAGCGGCATCCCGCTGAATGCGGTTCTCGCCGTGATCCTGAACCTCGCGGTCGCCATCGCGGCAGGCAAGGGCAAGCAACTGTCGCCCGCCACCATCGGCGAGGCCAACAACGCGTACAAATCGCTTTGCGTGGCCGCTGCAATGCCCGGCCGGCAGCAACTGCCCGACTCGCTGCCGCTTGGCGCTGGCAATACGCCGTGGCGCTTTGGCTACCCACAAAACCCCTATTTCCCTGGCGCCACAGAAGGCCCGTGGGTTGTTGGGCCAAATGGCAATCTGATCGTTAGGGGATGACATGGCCGGCGCAATCAATCAGTTCATCGCAGTCACGACGCTATCTCCTGCGGACCAGATCGCCATCGGAAGCGCTTCGCTTGGCGATGACGCGCGGGCTGCGCTGTCTACGCTGGTGACGTTCCTTCAGGGGCAACTGACGAGCACCGCGGATTCGACGCAATACGCCAGCCCGGCAACCGGCGCGACCGTGACGATTTCGCCCCCTGCTGCCGGTGGAAACGTGTTCCTGCGGCTGTCCCCGTCCGGGACGCTTGCGACGCTCACGATCACGCTGCCATCGGGACCGGTGGACAAGCAATACGTCAGGGTGTTTTCCACGCAGATCATCACCGCCCTGACCGTGAACGGCGGGACGATCAACGGCGCCCCGACCACGATGGCCGCGGCAAACGGAACTTTCTGGCTGCGCTTTGATGGCGTGTCCAGCAACTGGGACAGGGTGGGCTGACATGACGACACGACCTTTCAGCGGCCGAGCCGGTGGCACCGCCACCATTTCCGCCACGAACACGAGCGCGACGGCGACGTTCACCGACCGAGGCGACCGGGAGGCGCTGTCGGTGCTCATCACGAACATCGGCACCGTTGCGACGCACATTCGGCTGTCCTATGGGGCGGCAGCGGTGGCGGCCACGACTTCGGACGTGGTGGTTGCGCCTAACGCATCTTGGGTGTTTGCCAAGTCGAACCCGCAAGACGGCAACTTCTTTGTCACCGCTCGCACGGCATCGGGCACGGCGACCGTTTACGTGACGTGCGGCACTGGCGGCGTGTGAGGTAGCGCGGTGGATGTCCCGATCCTGTCCGGCATCTACACGGACCAGTCGGCGGACATCCGCACTCGGTATCCGCGTAACCTTGTCCCGGTCTCCAAGGCCTCCGGCATCAGCGGCGGCTATCTGCGGCCGGGCGACGGGCTGGTTGAACATCTGACCGGGCCAGGCGCAGACCGAGGCGGCATCCTGTGGCAGGGTGTGCATTACCGGGTCATGGGCACGTCGTTGGTGAAGGTCTACGCCTCCGGTGGCTTTGACGTTCTCGGCGATGTCGGCCCGGGTGGTTTCTGCACCTTCGACTACAGCTTTGACCGGCTGGCAATGACCAGTGGCGGGCGGCTGTACTACCTGCTGGGTGGGACGCTTATCCAAGTCACCGACCCGGATCTAGGCGTTGCTCTTTGTGTGCTGTGGGCTGACGGCTACTTCTTCACGACTGACGGCGAGTTCATCGTCCAGACTGAGCTACTCGACCCGACCCAGATCGATCCGCTGAAGTACGGCAGCAGCGAGATTGACCCAGACCCGATCCTTCGGCTGCTGAAGCTGAACGGCGAGGTCTACGCGATCAACCGGAACACGTCCGAGGTCTTCGACAACGTGGGCGGCACGGGCTTTGTGCTTCGGCGCATTGAGTCGGCGATGGTGCAGCGTGGCACCGTTGGAACCAATGCGGCCTGCGCGTTTGGTGACGGCGCCATCGCCTTTGTTGGCAGTGGCCGAAACGAAACGGTCGGCGTCTACATGATGGCGAACGGGTCGTCGGTGCGGGTAAGCACGCGCGAGATCGACACCTTGTTGCAGGGGCTGAGTGACGCGGAGCTTGCCGACATCGTGCTAGAAGGCCGCTTCGACCGTGGGCATGAATGGCTGTACGTCCACCTTCCGACGCAAACGCTGGTCTTCGACGCGGGCGCGACTCGCGAGTTCAGGACGGCGGTTTGGTACACCCTGGACTCAAGCGCTGCCCCGACTCCGACCCGCTACCGTGCGCGCGGCTTTGTCCTGTCCGATGGCGTCTGGTATGCAGGCGACCCGACGACCGAGAAGCTCGCAAGCATCGCAACCACGACCGCGCGGCACTACGGGTCGGACGTTGCGCACGAGTTCGGGACGATGATCGTCTACGGTGACGGGGATGACGCCATCGTGCATGAACTGGAACTCGTGGCGCTCCCTGGGCGCGTCGCGGTGGGGCTTGATCCGGTCGTTTGGACGAGCTATAGCCTTGATGGCGTGACTTTCAGCGTGGAAAAGTACATTCCTGCCGGCAAGATCGGCGAGCGGGCCAAGCGTATCGGATGGCGGACGCAAGGCACGATCCGGAACTGGCGCATTCAGCGCTTTCGCTGGCGCAGCGACACCCTGATGTCGGTTGCCAAGCTGAGCATGCGCGTTGAACCCATGCGCACGCGACCGGGGGCCTGACATGGACGTGTTGACCCGGCGCATCCCTCGGAACCTGCTGGCGGTTGTCGCTTCGCAGAACCACGAGGCCATCAAGTACCTGGAGAACCTCGGCGAGGACGTGGCGGGCACGATCCCGGGCGAGATCGCGGCTTTGCAGGCTGAGATTGATGCCTTGGAAGCTATCGTGGCGGCGCTGATCGAAGGGCACGTTATCGAGGATGAGGGCATCCCGTTCCCGCAGCGGCCAG